ATTCAGGAAATTACGGATTTGGCGGAAACGGCGGCTCAGGCGGCCCGAATGCCGGCGGTGGTGCTGGTGGCGGTGGCGGCGGTGCTGGTGCAAATGGTGGAAATGCAGGTCCAGGCCAAGGTGGTGTAGGTGGAGCCGGAGGAACTGGTAAAGCTTATACTATTGCAGATGGTTCAACTTCAGTTTACTACTCTGGCGGCGGCGGTGGTGGAACACAAACAAGTGACCAAGGAAATACCGGTGGTCAAGGTGGCGGAGCTAGAGGTTCAAGTCAAGGAAGTGGTCCGGGTGGAGTATCAGCTTCAGCAACAGCCAATCGAGGCGGCGGTGGTGGAGGCGGTAACGGTACCGATACTCCTGGAGGTCGAGGCGGTGGTGCCGGCGGTAAAGGTATTGTAATAGTAAAATATTAATAGAGGTGAATATGTTTAATAGAATTAAAGAATTCTTTTTCCCTAAAAAACCATTAGTCTTAAAAAAGAAAGATGAGATTAATCTTAAAGGTTTAGAAAAGAAAACCAAAGCTGAGTTAGAAAAACTTGGTAGAAAACTTGGTATAGAATTAGATAAAAGATTGACAAAAGCTAAACTAATTAAGCAGATTAAAAAAGCTACTAAATAATTTAGTTAAAAAGATAGACAATTTTTTAAAATTGTTATATAATAGCAGGTGAAATGAATAATACTTTTAGAACAAACTCAACAAAAATACAATCAGAATACAAACCTGAACGCTGAAAGAATTAGTGTGTCAGGCAACTTTGTGGTGGTCTAATAAATAGTTATATAAAGAAAGATGGTGATTATAAAATGCAAATAAAAAACTCTTATTACTTTTTTAAAGAAGCTTTGACACCTGAAGAATGTCAAAGAATTATAGACCAAGGTAATAAACAAATAGAAGAAGACAAAACTGCCGGTAGAGATGTATCAGCTACAACTTTTGGCAATAATCATAAACAAGGATTAGAATCTGAAGGTTTAAAACCAGAAGCTCAGGCAGATAAAACTACCGAAGAAGTTAAAACAGAATTAGGCGTTTCAGACGCTGATATTGAAAAGGCTCGTTATATTAGAGATAGTGAAGTTACATGGATGAATGACCAATGGTTATATGATAGAATTTATCCATTTATTCATCAAGCAAACGACCAGGCAGGTTGGAAATATGAATTTGATGTAAGCGAATCTTTTCAGTTTACAAAATATGGTTTAAATCAATTTTATGGCTGGCATGCTGACGGAAATTCATGTCATTTAGGTAAATATAAAAGAGCAATCCCTGGAGTTACACCAAGAGATAAAAATGGAATGTTTCCTAGAGGTTATTCTGACAATCCTAATATGATTAATAAAATTAGAAAACTATCTCTAACTATAAATTTAAATCTTCCAGGAGAATATGAAGGCGGTAACTTAAAATTTGATTTTGGTCCTCACTCGACAGGAAATAGATACCATGAGTGTACGGAAATTAGACCTCAAGGCTCAATCATTATTTTTCCGTCTTATATATATCATCAAGTAACACCAGTAACAAAAGGTACAAGATATTCTTTAGTGTTGTGGACATTAGGAAAACCATTTAAATAGGAGCAAAATATTATGAATAAATCAATCGCAAATTGGGACACACTATCAGACGAAGAAAAGAAAAAAGCAACTGACTTATTAAAAGGTCAACCTGTTTTAAATCCAGCAACAGTACATCCAGCAGCCAAGTTTTTTGAAGAAAATGGCTGGGTAAAAATTGACAAATACATTGATGAAAATATGGCAAACTTATTGTATCATCATATTCAATTAGAGGCACGAAGATTATCATATTTTGAAGAAAATGCAATTGATGTTGCTGAAGATATACATGGCACATTTACTGACCACCAAGCTCCAGGTGATTTTAGTAAATATGGTGACCCTATTTTTGATGCTTTATTAAGTATGGGTACAGAAAAAATGTGTGAGTTAACAGGTAAAGATTTAGTTCCTACTTATTCTTATCATAGATTATACACACAAGGTACAGAATTAAAAAGACACAAAGACAGACCTAGTTGTGAAATTTCTACAACTTTGTGTGTGGGTTATGATAATTCAAATGTTGACACAAGTAAATATCCAGATTGGGATTGGCCAATGTTTGTAGGTCCTATATCTGGTGAAAAAGGAACAGATGGTATGCCTATTCATATGAAACCAGGTGATATGTTAATTTATAGAGGCGACGCTGTTGAACATTGGAGAGAACCACTATGGGGTAATAATCACGCTCAAGTTTTTTTACATTATAATGAAAAAGAAGGACAATACGATATCCCTTATGATGGTCGACCTTTATTAGGAATGCCAGCAACATTTAGAAGTGTAGAATCACTTAATAAAAATGAAACAGTAGAAGAAAAAACTGAAACAGTAGAAGAAAAAACTAAATTTGAAAAAGTTATTTACTAGTTAGGAATTATAATATGAGTGAAAATGATATTGTCAATGAACAATGGGATGTTAAAGTAATAAAACATCCTACACATCCTTTTATTTTGATAGATAATTATTACAATGAAGAAGAAGAAAAAGCGATATGGAAAGAATTAGATTTTTATAATTCAATACCAAAAGAAGCAATGGATAGAGCTGAACATGGTATTGTTGCTCAGGATGATGAGGGAAAATCAAAATCACAAGCTTACAGACATTATATTTCAAATATATTTGACCCAAGGCATGAAAGTTACTCCAACATAGTACGATTTTTGTATAAAGGTCGGACAAAACAATTTTGGGACCTTGTTAAACAATGTATGCCTTACGGTAGAAGTTATCTGTCATCAAATGTAGATTCTTCTATGGTTTCTTACTATGAACAAGATGACCACTATAAACCTCATCACGACACATCTCTATGGACTGCTTGTACATGGTTTGTAAGAGAGCCTAGACTATTCGATGGCGGAGATTTTGATTTTCCAGAATCAGGATGTCAAATAAAATTAAAACATAATAGGTCTATTTATTTTCCTAGTTGTTACTTACATCATGTTAGTCCTATTAATTTTCATACAAAACCTGAAGAAATTGGTTATGGTAGATTTACTATAACTCACTTTTATAATTATAGTCCAATGAATGATAAGAGAAATGAATATTAGTATGAATGAATCAAAAGCAAAGGTTTTGCAGTTATTTCCAATTTCAGTATTTCAATCAAAAATTGATATTAATGAAGATACAAAGAAATTTTTATGTTCACAAGAGTATGAGAGAATGCCCAGCAATAATGGAAATTTTTCAAAAAACAAATATATTTTAGAATCAGTTGAATGTTCTAATTTAAAAAAAGACATTATGAAACAATTAGATGTTTTTACTAAAAAATATTTAACTGTAAAAGATAATGTGAGATTTTATATGCAAAATAGCTGGGTAGTAGAACATCACAAAAATGATTGGGGTCAACCTCACTTACATGGCAATAGTTTATTGAGTGGTGTATGTTATATAAAAACTGAAAAAGATTCTGGAAATATTATATTTCATAAGCCTGATGGTTACACTAATTTGTTTCATTCTAGCACAATGATATTATTTAATGAGTATGATAATCATAATTGTGATGACTGGGGCATTACACCTGAAGACGGAGATATTTTAATATTTCCATCTCATTTAATGCACAGTATAAAACATAATAATTCAAATGTAGATAGATATTCATTAGCTTTTAATTTTCATGTTGAAGGAGAATTATATTCAAAAACCAGTAAAATAGATTATTTAAAATTGAAGGAGAATAAACCATATGAGTGAAGTTGATTTTAATGATTTGAAACCATTAAAGGTTGCAAAATCAAAAGGTAAATTTAAAACATTTACAAATGGTAGTATTATAGAAGGTGAAAATATGCCTCAACCATACCTTGGTAAAGCTATAACAATAAACATAGATTATATTGTTTCAGTTTATCCAAGTGAAGATAATATAGGAACACAAATACACAGTTCTCATGGACAGACATGGAAAGTATTAGAAACCCACGAAACAGTTAAAAAAAGATTAAATGAATAAGGAAAAATAGACATAAATAGTTTATAAATATAAGGAGTTATTATGGCTGAAGAAGCAAAAAATGTTATATCAATAGACGGAGTGGATTACGATATTGAAAAGTTACCTATAGAGTTAAGAAACTCAATAGCGGCTAGACAAGAAATTCAACAATCAAAAGTCCGACATGAAATTGAATTGGAAAAGATAGATGTATTGACTAATCATTACAACAGTAAAATACAAGAAGGAATAAAACAATTCAATGGCGGCAGTAGCAAATCTTAGGATAGACCAAGGCGCTTCGTTTAGTTCAGATGTAACTGTAACTAATTCTGACGGAGTCGCAGTAGACCTAGCGGGTTACACAGCAGAAGCTAAACTGGCAACCAGTTATGGCGCTTCTACTAGTGTTTCATTTACAACAGCAATAGCAACAGATACATCAACAGGTGTTATCTCTATTTCTCTAACAGATTCACAAACAACAGCCTTAGACGCCCCTGCCAGATATGTTTATGATGTTTATATCACAAAGACAGCTGATAGTACAGTTACCAGAGTGATAGAGGGTATTATAACAGTCAATCCAAAAGTATAATTAGTTTATTCCAAAGTCTTTTTTTATTATAAATATTACAAAGAGAGAGGGAAGTCATGGTAAAAGCGGTTATTAATACTACTGGCGGAGTTAAAGCAAATATTAATTCTTCCACATCTTCAGGACCACAACAGGTATCTGTTCAAGTCCCGAGTACAAATGTGAGTGTTCAGAATGTAAATAGATTGAGAAATCTTACAGATGTAGATTCAAGTAGTTTAGATGAC